CATTAATATTTGTTGTAAAGGGGGAATATCTTCTTAATGTTAATGTTGTCGGCAAATCAATTGGATTTGCCACAGTAAATGTTACTTTAGCTCTAGCGCTTCTAAAAGATAATGGAGTATACCCCATATGTTTTGCAATAGATACTGCAGATTCTCGTTTAACCGCCGAATCTAAAAACATTTCGTTGGCAACCATGTTTGCCAAATATGCGTTATAATGTGTATTGTATGAAAGCAAATCTAAAAGAATCGATAAACTAGACGCATCAAAATCATAATCTTTAAAGATTAAATTGTTGTCTTTATCTCTGTAGTTTGTTAGAAAAGATTTTAAATTGATTTTAATTGCATCAAAATCTAATTCTGCTATTCGGTAGTTTGCCATTATCTTACTCTACTTATGAATGTTGTTATTGTTATTGGATTATTAGTATTCTTTAAGGCAAAAATAATATTGACTACTAATTCATTTGCATCATCTGTTTCATCTACAACTAAATCTATTAATCTAACTCTTGGTTCAAATTTTTCTATAGATTCTGTTATTGTTCTTTCCATTGCAATTTTTACTGCAGAAGTAAAATTCTCAAACATTAAAGAAAAAATTTGTGTTCCTATTTCCGGATGAAAAGGTCTTTCAAAATTTTTAGTCTTTAGTAAATTCTTTAATGCAGTTTTTACTGCATCCTCATCTGTTTTTAGGTACAGATCCCTGGTAAAAGGATTTATCTTAAATGAAAGATCTAAGTCTACGTATTGTTTGAGAGTTTTACTGGTTGCCATATTAGATATTTATTATGCTAAATTTACCAAAGTTTTAGAAACAGATTGATGATTTGCAAAAGTTTGTACTGGTGCAGCGGAATTAACTACTGTATTATTAGAAACTAATAGAGCAACGTGTATCCAAGTAGATACTAGTTTATTACTACCTGATTCAAAATAATATTCAAGTATAACTTGTTTGTGTGGGACATTTTTAACTATCCATTCCGCAACATCTTTATAATCTTTAAATTTAGTATTTGTAAATTTAATATCTACCGCCGCTCCTAATCCATGGTCACTCTTTTCGGGATTACTGCCGGTCACCGTTGCAGATATTGGCCTAAACCCGCTGTTAATTTTCATATCGGGATATTTTGCTTTTATTGGATCCAAACAATTAATAACTAATTGTTTTAAATTATACACAATTTGTTGCTCAGTTAATCCCCGCTGAGCAACCAATCCTCCATCCTGTAATAAATCACCTAACGTAAAAATTCGATTTTCCCTGTTTGATAAAATAAAAGATCTTGGAAAGTAATTAAAACTTTTAATTTCCCCATCATCAACTGTAGTAACTTTGGTATATCTTACTATTGGTGCTCCTCCAGCATTATCTATTTTTGATACTATATTTGGATTTATAATTCCTTGTGATTGCAGAGTATTAATATAGGTATCTGCCCCAGATTCTCCTGCGTCGAAATAATAATTTGCTTTAGAAATAACTTCTCTTGGCAATACTGGTATACCTATTTTGTTTGGAGATTTTGCTGTTGGTCTATCTAATACTGGACGATTAATAGGTACAACATCATTTGCTCCCATTTTTGTTTTTACAGCTGCGCCTTCTATAAGTGTAGCCAATCCCCCATTTAAACTTAAAGTACTAGTTCTTCCTGTTTCTAAAGAAATATCTTTAGTTGCAACTTCGGTAATGGAGCCATCCTTAGCATATAAATTTATGTTTTTACCTTGTATATTAACAGAACCTTCTGAAGTTAGTGTAAGACTTTTTGCAGCTGTTACAACTAAATCTTCTGCAATTATAGTTGCAGTGCGAGCAGTTTGTACCATAGTACTGCCGTGGCTGGTAACCGATAGATCTCCATCAACTTGTATTTTTGCATCACTTTTAACTAGTATATTTGTTTGTCCCTCTACGGTTAAACTATGCGCACCTTTGACATATACAAAGTTATTCCTATCAGTAATCTCATAATTTTCGCCTACCGTTTTTCTAACCATTGAGCCATTCACATCTATTTCAATATATGATCCAGATTTATGAAATACTTGTATTCTTTCTGCTCCCGGTGTGTTATCTAATTCAATCACATGCCCTGCCTCAGTTTCAATTACCTGATTATATGGATATCCTGCACCATATGCAGGGGATGGTTCATTCCATGTTTGTTTGCTACTAGCTAAAGGTATATTGTCTATTTTTTTATTTTTCTTAACTTTAAATATTTTATGGGAGGTGTCCCCAACTGCCAACTTATTAATATCACTTAATCCGGTATATTCTGCTTTCGGATATTGTTTATTAGGATCTTTGAATCCAGACTGTAATTTTAATTCTGAATTATTTAAAGCACCGCCGCTTGTATTTGTATTTAGTGTGCTAGATAAGTAATTACCAGCATCATCCAAATTATAATTAAAATTTTCATTATTTCCGCCTAATGCAGAATTTACAGCTACAAAATAATCTTTTGCAAGTTTTCCGTCATTATCTTTTTTATTTAATTTGTCTGCATTATTGGTACCCATAACTAAAGCTGTACCCAAAAGACTAGCTATATTCTTAGGATCATCTGTCTCAGTTATTTTTCCCATTGCGAGTAAAGACTTGTAGTTATTTTCAGTAAATATCAATGCCGCGTTTTCTTGTACACCTGTATTTTCTAAAAATTTTGCTTTACTAGTTATACCATCCTTACCAGTCCAATTAGTATTATCACTGGTCCAAGCAGTTGTTACTATATCCTCTGGACATCTTTTAACATATCCTAGATCAACTAAGGTATTAATACTAAATTGATATTTGCCCAGATTGCCATCAGAACTTTCCTTAGTATAACTACCCCCAGATATTGCTGAGGATATTACTGATAACATAGTATCTATGTCTGAAGGTTTTAGCGGGCCTAATCTATCTTTTAAATCTAAGTTTTGATTTTTTGTTAAAACATATTCGTTATTTTGATTTACCAAATACGATCCGTCGGGAGCCTTTACTACTCCCGAAAGTTTTTTATCTTGATTTTGTTTGGATATTGCAGAAACGGATGGATCAGGTTTCCCTGCAATCGTTCCTATTATCAATGGTCGTTGGGCTTCCTCGCCATCTAAAAACCATCCAACTACCCATGCACCAGGAACAATACCGACAGGAGTATGACCAACTCCAGATGTTGCTGCAGATGTAGTTGATTGAATTGGTATTGCCCATGGTAAATCTGAGGTCGGTAATAGTGAGGTATCATCGGTATGATATCCAAATATTCTTACTCGACACCGACCTAGTTTTTCGGGGTCTTCTCTATCTTCTACAACCCCGGTCCACCATACAAATTTATTTCCTAGTATCATTTACCGGCCTTATTATATGATTTAGTATTAAAGGAATCTTTTAGAACATTCATAATAATATAATGTGTTTTTGGATTAATTTTATGCGCAAGATTTGTTATTAAATAATTTCCAGAATATAACTCATCGTGTTTACTATCATTTTTTGATTCTTTAGTTAATGGCGCCCCTGGAGATTTTGGGAAAGTTATTCCTATAATATTACCAACTTCTAAATCTGTTCTTCCCGGTATAGTTATTTCCATTTTAAAATTGTTTAATTCTAACATATTAGATCTTCTATTCCCAAACATAAATTTAGGCATTTGATCAAAATTATTTTCTGCAGAATTATGTAGTTTTGGGTTGCTATAATTAAATTCTATATATGACAATGGATTTCTTAATGTAGTTTTATTGAACATGGGAGTATCCCCATTTAAATGAGAATAGTTTGAAAATTCTAATGCGTGATCATATTTAACCATGTTATAGTTTTTATTATATAAGTCTATATCATACAATGTACTTGCAAGGTATCCCATTCTAGTATTATCTAATTGATCCATCGTTTGATCTACTTTTAAAGATCTAATGGCATACATACCCAAAGATTTTTCATCTATTCCAAGAGTATTAATATATGTTTCAGAATAAACATATGTTCCTGCAAATGCGGAATTTATTTTTGAAAATATTTTATCTGTACTTCCAAAAAAGAATCCTTTAGTTGTTTCCCAAAATAAGTAATTTGCTGCTTTTTTATTAGATGGTAAAGATTTGCTAGCTATCCAATTGATACATTGTATCGGAGTCCAACCGGGACTAACAAATTTTATAAAGTTTGTTGGATATTCCAAAATAGTTAATGGAGTCTTATTTAGTTTATCAATAGTGTTAACAGAAATATTTCTATCAACCTGTAGATAGTCTGTGTATATTTTTTGTATTATTTCCGCAGGAGTACCTTTGAAGGATTTAAATATTGGATTAATAGAATCTTGAAATGCTTCTACTGAAGTTAATCCTAACTCATATATTAAAGTACTACCGTCTTTTGCATAAGTTTTATTTAGAATAGAATTAATTCTAAAAGTTTTATAAATGCTTTGCGAATCATCCAAACTAGGAGTTTTAATATTTACCTTTAAAAATTCTTCTCCGATCAGAGGAAATAAAGATATTAAATTTGTACTATCGGATAATAGTATAGATCCTGTTACAACAGGATTAAATATACTTTCATATAAATTTAATTCCACAAGATAATCTGTTATACCTAAAGCAACACCTTTTCCTGAAATTAAAATAATTTCATTTATAATTACCTGTCCAGGTATTTGTAATAATTCTTCGGACATTATTGATTTATACTTGAAAGATAATTAGCAACTACGTCTTGCACAATATTAGATTTTAACACTTTTATTGTCCTGCGAGATTCATTTTTATTTTGTTCTACTTCATAATTACTTTGAAAATCTGTAGTTATTTCAGATTCTCTATATGCCAAAGGTGTATTAATGTCCGTGTTATCATCTTCTACAAGTAATCGTATTGGTTTTTTATGTGTTGAATCTTCCAATAATATAAAAAAGGTTTCTATTTGATAGCCCTTTGGATTAATCGCCCTATTAGTTGTAAATATATCTTTAGATGTGCCATACTTACTTTCAACAAATTTTATTAAATTTTGTTCCGATAATGGCCATTCATATCTAGGATCAACTATATTATTTGTCAATAATATTAACCAATATAAATCTTGTGTACCATAAAATCTAAAGGATACATTTTCAGGAGTTTCTCCATCCAATACCTCATACTTTTCAAAATATGAATTATTTTCCTGAAATTCTTTAGATAAAACGGCACGTTTAAAAATATCTACAACAACTTGTCTGGTTTCTCCGTCATCTAATGTATAATTTATTCTTGGAAAAGATTCAAAAAGATTAGTAGCCATCGTCAGCCATTCCAGATGTTAGTTGTTCTAATTCTCTAAAGGTTAGTGTTAATCCTATTTCTACAGGGGAACCATCTTGAAAAGTAACAAATTGATCTCCTCCATAATCCACTTCCATATTAACTAACGCACATCTGGCAAATTTATGTAAGTATGGATTCGGCGAATCTTTATAAAAATATTCAATATCAAATTCCGATGGATAGATGTAAAATAATTTTTCTGAAGTTATTTCAGGAAGCATATTAATTTTAAATAAATTTATAATGTTTTTTACTCTATCAGTTTCGCGTTCATTCTTTGGAAAAAACCTATAACTAAAATTAAAACTTCTATAATCTACAGATTCAAATAAAACTTCTCTAAAAGGATTTGTTTTTGTTCTAGTTGTTAATTCAAGTAAATCTGAAACTAGGCCGCCTTTGGATTTTAATGTGGGTACTTTTGCGAGAGTTGCAAGTAATGCAGCTTGATATTCTTGATCCCTCAATGCTCCTCCCAAAGTTTCTTTTGCAGAACCTTGAACAAGTAATCCTGCAAGAGAACCCAATTCTCT